GGACCGACAAAGAGGGCAACAAGCGCCGCAGCGCTGAAATCGTAGCGGAAAGCGTCTATTTTGGCGACAGCAAACGTGACGGGAACGGTCAGCAATCCGGCCAGCAGCAGCCCTCACAGGCCAGTTATCAGGACGCCCCCGGCTATGATTCAGCGTATGTCTCGGATTTCGCCCAAATTGAAGACGATGATTCCGATCTTCCGTTCTGAGAAGGGAGGAGGTCACCATGGCTACAGGTAAACGGTACTACTGGATGAAGCTGAAAGAGTCCTTTATGACCTCTGATACCATCGACTATTTCATGTCTCAGCCCAGCGGCGCCAACTACGTGGTCCTTTATCAGATGCTCTGCCTCAAGACGATCAACACCGACGGCCGGCTTTCCCGGCAGATTGGCGAGGTCATTATTCCCTATGACATCCCCAAAATCCAGCGCGACCTGAAGTGGTTCTCAGCCGATACGATCCGTGTCGCTCTCAACCTCTACAAGGCCGTCGGTCTGATCTATGAGGACGTTGACGGGACGCTTGTGCTGGCCGACCACGAAAACCTTGTCGGCAGCGAAACAGACACAGCGGCTCGAATGCGGCGGTCCCGTGCTCGGCAAAACAATGTTCTCCCCTCTGGCGTAACAGAAGAAGAACAAGATGCGCACATTGTTACACCAGAGATAGAGAAAGAGTTAGAGACTAGAGATAGAGATAGAGATAGAGAACAGAGTTCAGATATAGATAAAGAGGCTAGAGATAGACAGAAAGCTATTTCTTGCGCAGAGCCGCAAAGCAGCTCCGCGCCGCCCATCGCCTCCATGATTCTGAACGACGGTACATATTTCAACGTCTCTGTCAGCGATTTCAACAAATGGGTGGCTCTGTATCCGGCGGTTGATGTGAAGCAGGAGCTATGCAAGATGGTCGGCTGGTGTGATGCCAACCCCAAAAAGCGAAAGACAAAATCCGGGATTCGGCGTTTCATCAACAACTGGCTTGCCGGGGAGCAGGACAAGGGCGGCAGATACCGGGGCGGCAACGCTCCTCACGCCAGTGGTAGCGGGAACATCTTCGCAGACATTATGGAGGGCAGCGGCTATGAACCGAAGTGAAACTTCTGCGATCCTGACCATTCTGAAAACCGCCTATCCCCAGTTTTATCGCGGTATCGACGTCAAGGAGGCGGAACGCACGGTCAGCCTTTGGCATGAAATGTTCAAGGATGATCCCGTCGACATAGTGGCAGTTGCTGTCAAGGCTATGATTGCCTCCCGGACAAACACCTTCCCCCCGAACATTGGTGAGATCAAAGAAGAAATCGCCAAAATGCGCGCGCCAAACGAAATGACTGCCATCGAAGCGTGGGGGCTGGTGGCAGCGGCTACCAGAAACAGCCTGTACAACGCGCAGGCCGAGTTTGACAGGCTGCCGCCCACGGTGCAGCGGTTGGTCGGATCGCCCCTGCAGCTCCGAGAGTGGGCAACAATGGACGCAGATACGGTATCTTCGGTTATTGCAAGCAATTTCCAGAGAGCCTATCGTGTCCGCAGCACAAGCAACCGGGAGTACATGAAGCTCCCGGCGGACATCAAAAAAGTCATTTCCGGGGTAGCCGACCGTCTGTCACTGGGCGACGGCTCCATGGAAACCGAATTGGAAGGAGAAACAAAATGAACAACGTAAATGCAATCCAGCTCCCTGCACATATTTCCCGCACCATATCCGAAGACGCCGACATTGCGGCCATCTTCCACAAGTCCGAGCGGCAGCGCCGCGAATACAGCGAGCGGGAGCGCGCGGCAGCGCAGGCCGAGGAAGCGAGAAAGCGGAGGCTGCACCGGAAGCAGCTGCGAGACTTCAAGGTATTTTGCCTCGGGATCGCCGCTACCTGCTGCGGCATCATCGCTTTTGGCGTGTGGTATGCCGGCCTTCGTCCGCTGGCGTTCTTCCCCGCTGCATTGGCGCTGATTGCGATTCACGCCGCATTCCGCCGGCGGTAGGGTCCATGAGCACCACCAAGGATCCAAGGCGCCAGCTGCTTGGCAAGATTGCCAAGGCACGCGGGGCACAGTTCGAACAGCGTCTGGGCGAATCCTTCGCCTATTATGCGCAGCGGGGTTATGCGATCATCGAGAAGACGCCCGAGCCAATGCATCCCACAAAAAGCCTCGGCAACGGCAAGTTCATCGCCTATTATGAGAAACAGGCCCAGCCAGATTACAAAGGGACGATAAAGGGCGGCCGCACGATCATGTTCGAGGCGAAATTCACCGCCGCCGATCGAATGGAGCAGAGCCGTGTCCTTCAAACTCAGCAGGACTACATGGCGCGCCATCAGGCGCTTGGTGCGAGGTGCTTCGTAGTTGCCGGATTCAGCTCCGGCTATGTTTACCGTATCCCGTGGGATATCTGGTCCCGCATGAAGGAGTGCTTCGGCCGGAAATACGTTACCGAAGCCGATTTGGAACCGTATCAAGTCCAGACAGCATGGAACGGCACGTTGATGCTGCTGGACTGAAAATGAAAGGAGTAAAAAATGAGCGAAATTTCCATGTATGAAGCCCAGAAGAAGAAACTGCAGGGGCTTTGCGACGAGCACGATCTGACGTACCGCTTTATCAAGGACGCCTACCCCATCCAGCTGATCATCAAGCCTATTCAGGGCATGGATGCTCAGATTACCATGCTGGAAGCTGTTGAGGATACCGGCTATATCAGCCCCGAGG